CCATAGAGCAACTTCGCGAAATCCTTATCAGCTTTGTCATAAAAGCGATTTATCATGCTATCATGTATCATAGCTTTATAACCTATTCTACGTATTGCCTTAACCGTTTCCGCTCCAAACTGAGGAGACAACGTCTTCTCCCAAGTTTCGCGGATCTTAGCTGCACTCTCATAACCGGATTGTGTCTCAAACCGACAATCAGGATCCTTCTCAGGTAAGGGCCCAATAAAGTGCTCCTGATGATCAGGACAATGCTTCTCGAGTTGATGACAACCAGGATGAGAGCAAATTGTGAACTTCCTGCGTTCCTTCATACGCTTAAGTACATTCTCTTGGTTAAGGCGATGATCGTTGAAAGCCTCAATGGCCCATTGGATGCAAGTTTCCATATTAATGTCTTTCATGATCCGACCACGCCATTCGATGGGAGCATATTGAGCAACCATACTCAAATCTTCAGGCTCAACAGCCTCCTCAATTGATAAGGTCCATATGTCATCGAAGGGGGGTGGTTCGTATTCTCCATCATCATTGGTGTGAAATTTACGAACTTTAGTGGAATCTATACCGCCTTTCTTATTCTTAGGGTCCTTCAAAAATTCATCCTTAGCAGTTACGGTAATAACAACCATTCTACGTTGGATGGAATAAGGACAATTAGAATACATACCGGCATCAAGATCCTTCTTGTTTGTGGTTGCCATAGCAATCCATGGTTCCACAAAACATTTCCCCTTGGCTTCTATCTCGGCTTTAGGTGCATAATACATCTGATTGTTTATAACATCTAAAATTGCTCGAGTAGGAGGTCTTTCAACAAATTTGGATTTATCATTGGCTATATCATCAAAAATCATTACAAGCATATCAGTGACCCAGTTCGAAATGTACTTGTCACCAGCATTGTATGCACAACGGAATTCCTTGCCAGTAGGCATTCCTTGGCTAGCCAATAAAGCGTCTAGTAATTGATTACCTAAGCTAGTCTTACCTTGACTGCTCTTTCCAAATAATTCGATCCCAAAAGGCGCATGCCTCATACCTGATGACACTTTCATAGTGACATAGTTATTTTGCATCGCCAATAT